TTGCTTGATAATTACGCCCTTGGCAATACGGTGCATATGAGTCGGGGTGTTAGGATCTGCGACCGGCACGATGTCGTAGTTATCTAAAGCCTGTAGTATCCGGTCTCTCGTCCACATTATCTTAGACCGGCGCCTGCGATTGCGGCGGCCGGCGCTCATTAATGTCTCTGGGTATTGACGGAACAGGTCGCGTAGAAGCTGGAATTCTTTCGCCTGACTGGTGTGGGCGTTTTTATGAACGGCAGACATGGCTTTAGTCTGCTGCTCTAGAAGAGCCAGTGTCGTCCCAACAGGGGCCTCCTGCTTGCCTTCCGCGATCTGGGTTTGCGCGGTGCCGCCGAGGCGCTCGGCCGTGGCAATGACATTTTCGATAAATTGGATCGAGGCTGGATCTGGCGGCTTATAAGGAAGCGCCATGATCGTTTGGCGAATATCCTGGTTGCCACCACCGTCGACCGGCGCGGCACTCCCAGGCGCAACGCGGAACGTGTTGTTGGTCTGCCTGTTCCCTCTCTTGAGATAGAGAAGACCTGGGAAATTCGCAAACATTAATGCATCGATAAACAGTCGCCACGCACCCGTGGCCGCTACCGCCGTATTCCCCAGGAGATGCAGTAGGCCCATGCCATAGTAACCGAACCCATAAATAAACACATAGTCTACAAAGGTGTCTTGGCGTAGACAGTCCTCGTCGTCTTCGTCCCAGTCCCGGTGTACGGATAGGACCTTCCGTGAGCTGCTATCTATGCAGACGCGGTATGGCAGAGCTATTCCGGTCTCGTGACCGTCCTCGTCCTTATGTTCGTATCCGGGTATGTTCAAATAGCAGTAGCATTCATAGATTTCGTACTGATAATCTTCTTGCCGCTGTGGAGTGGCCTTTATTCCCTCGATCCCAGAGACTTTGTTGCGTATCTGGTTGGGCGGTTCCGGCGATGGAGTGCCGAGGTCGATCTTCCGGTATGCTCCAACATGCTGCATACGCTTTAATACATTTTTACTCATTTTAATGATCTGAGTAATACGCTCTGCGTTTCTCAGATCTGTGGCCGTGTTCGAAACGATGAACTGGTCCATTGGGACAGACTCGGACACCGGCCGGCGTCTAATCGGACACGGGTAAACTTTCTTTATGCCATGTCCGCAGAAACCATACTGATACGCCATTCTCATAGTGTCTGGATAATACTCAGTGGCTACCTGAGTAAACCAATAGTTCATGTCCTCCGCGAGCGTCTCCGCTTCGTCGTCTGTCTCCTGGGTCTCGTCACCATAAGTCTGGATCTTAACCGGACCGGTGCCAGGCAGCATCTCTCCCCGGAAATTGGCCTGGAACATCAGGATGGCTTGCTGGAGCATCGGATGCCGCACCGTGCTCATGCCCTCCAGCGGAGCGGAGCTACCAACGTCTATCTTGGGAGCCTCAAGCTTGAATCCGAGAATGTCCATTCCCTTGGACATAATCTCCAGCCATTCCTGGCGGGATTGCTTATCGGCTTCTATCCCGTCCAGGACCTCGCTGGATATCGTGTCCAGCTCACCCTCGGACAGTACCTCCGCAAGGTTCTCCGCGAACTCTCCCTCGCCGTCCCTCTCCGTTCTGGGGTTTAGATCGATATGCAGACTACCGTCAGGTAGCTCAATTTCGATAGAGCCGTCTTTATTTATCTGCGGCATACCGGCGTTATCGCCAGCTATCTCCACGGTCATAGGCTGTGGATTTGGCGCTTGCGCGGCACCGGGCCACAATGGGGATGACACGGAGCCGTTCGGGAAGAATACCATTAATAAAAAATGCCTTAGTTGACAGTCTGGCTAGAGTTCGCCTGCGCCTTCGCTGCCTCTTTTTGCTCGATCAAAATACTATTCAATTCACGCATGCGCTCCAGCGTGCCGGCAATCAATTCCGCGTCTGGAAAAGCAGCGCCGTGAGCAAAAAGAATTGCAGCCCCTTTTATACGCTCCGCTTCCATTGCCAGCGCCCCAAGAACGTCAGATGCATTAAATTTAAATGTTTTAGTCTTAGATCTAGCCATAACTAATTATTCTTTACTTTCTTTAAGAAGTCTTTGCTTTTTACGCAGCGATCTTGCCTTTTCCACAGCTAGCTTTTGTAAAAACTTTTCGTGGAATTCTTGAGCCCTCTCAACGGGGTCTTTGGCTGGCTTTACGGGTTTGCCCTTCATCTTAGACCGGGTATAGAGGTTGCATCCGCTGATAAGGCTGGCGGGTCTCCTCCGCCAGATCCGCTAACCGTTCCTGTTCGAATTCCAGCATTCCCGTATTACGGAAGTGCCTCAGAGCTTGGGTCATGGAATCTGTCAAGTCGCGGTATTTGCCGTATGGGAACTTAGCCGACTCCTCGATCATAAGGCTTGCGTAGTCCTTGTCCGGAGCCCAGACCATACCCTGCGCGAATATGCCGACAACGGAGTGGGCTCGCGACTCCTTGTCTCCCTCAGGCACTTTCATCACCGTGGTCCACAGTTCCCGGCCATACTGCAGCTGCAGTTCCTGCTGTAATGTCTTGCCGCTTGCCCTGTTTTCAATCAAGAGGCTGTTGACTTTAAATCGCCGGCACGTATCCACGGTCCACTCAACGAGGCCCCACGACGGCCTGGTGCGCTCTTTATAATCTAGCTCACTCTCGTCGGAAAACTTCTGAGTTGGCTCCGAATTCATGCGCAGCCACTTACGCCACGCGTCCATCAGGATAATGCCGGGCTCGTTGGTTTTCGGATGGTTGAATAATCCCCATACGGTCATTGCCGAGGGGTCGTTCCGCTCTTTCTCTGTATATGAGGTATCGAGAGACGCGAGCACATAAGAACAGCCCGGAAAACGAGCAGGCCTAGATAAGAAATGCTTATTGCACGCTAGACAGAGACACCAGCGGCTTTTGGGGTCTTTAGATGGAACTTTCTCTATTTCGTAAGAGCCGCATAATGTACACTGCTTGGTAGCCGGGTCCTCCCATACTCTCCACCAGTCGCGGAGGATGATCGCACCACCGCGAGGCTCCGGATCCTGCATATATTGACTGGCCCACATATAGGCAATAGTCTTAAATGGGTGCAAATCCTCTGCTGTGTAGCGCTCTGGCCATGCCAGTTCGCCGGCTATCCTGCGCGGGTCCGTCCAGCCGATTTTAGTCGGTTGTGCCCATGGGTCGTCCTCAATGTACTCCATGGGAATGCGTAGACGCGTGTACCCAAGACCTTTTTCGTCCGCTATAATGTTCCCAGACACGTCATCTTCGTGGACTCGTTGCATAATCACGATAATGGCGTCAGACATATTATTTAGACGGTTTTGCATAGACTCCCGAAACCAGCGTACAATGCCGGTGCGTACAATGTCGCTTTCCGAGTCCCTAATGTTGTGGGGGTCGTCACAATTATGGGTCAGGATGCCGTTTGCAAAATAATTATGGCACGGGGTTACGCGCAGATTGAAAACAGTGTCCACCCTCCCGACTCTTTTAACAGAGCGGATAGTTCTCGTTTCCACTTGGCTCGTTGAGATTTCCGGCCGTGCATCTTTCCGTGACAAAATTTGCACAACGTTATCAAGTTGCCGGGGTCTAGATTCTCCTTTATGTAATCGATGTGATGCACGGGAAGATGCCTGCCCGGCTCTGGCCCTCTTCCACACCGTTGGCAATGATTTCCATCTCTTGCTCTGATTCTGGCCTTGTGAGTCTTTGTCCATCCCGGTGGATAGGGACGTTCCGCTTCCCCATGTATATACCGGCCGTTGCCCTTTCCGCTCATACGATGCGAGTGAGCGGTGTTTTTGCATTGCATCGAACAGTATTTCGAGCCACCGTTCCACGGAGTAAACAGCATCTTGCACCACTCGCAAGATTTCTGTATTAATCTTGGTTGTGGAGCTTTGCTGCCTGCCCACATATTTTTGCTTGCGCAGGACCGGGAACAGAAAATGGTCGTAGGCCGTTTTGCCTGTGCCTGCTTGCAAGTAAACGTCTTCCCGCAATACGCGCAGATCTTTTGTATCGTGCCTCCGTCCCAGGCGGGGTTGTTCTCTCCTATATTCCACTTGCCATGGCATTCGTGACTGCAGAAGGGGACTTTGGTGCGCGCCCAATGCGCGGGCGGCCGATAGACCATCTTGCCGCACACGGTGCACGGCTTGCTGTTTGCTTCTAAAGCCTGCTGCTTCTGATGAACGTAACGGCACTCTTTGCTGCAATACTTCGGACGTTGGCTCGGTTTGTGCTGGATTTCCTTCTTGCATCTTAGGCAGAGAGAAAGGCCCCCTGGCCCACAATACCGAGTCCCCTCTTCTAACTTCACGGGCGGCAACGTAGCCGCGTCCCTGTATAAATACCGGGTGCTCCGGCGTGCAGTGGAGAGACCCGCCATCCCAGCTGAGTTCGATGAGGTCGCTTCCTGGATTCTGTTCATATGCCTCAATATTCTGCCAACATAGCTTTCCATCTATCCCAAGACCTGCTATCTGCACGGGGAGCTTTTGGGTAACGATATCGCCGACATCTAAAAGACCACTACTTGTGGAAATCTTCGTGTTATAAGGAAGACATAAGATCCGATTTCCGCGTTCGCCTGTTCCGACGCCGCCAACAGAGCTTGCGAACTTCCATCCAGTATGGTTGTTCGCTATAAGCTCCTCGCCTTCTTTGACGAGTTGCATGTCAATGTGCTTGCCCCATAATTCGGCGTAGAGGGGGCTACGAAGCAGATTGACAAGTTTGCGATTGTCCCGGCGAGTAAGATGCGCCGCATAAGAGAATGAGAGATAGCGCAGATCGGGCCTGCCCATCGCGCTCCATTCCCAGGCGGGGAAAAAAACATTACACATCAACGACTTACTGAAACCTGGCGGCACATTTATTAACAATCTGTTAATCTCGCCGAAGTGCACCGCCTCCAGGTGTTCCGCCATGGCCTGGATCGCCCAGCCGTCGACAAACTTCTGATTCGGTTCAAGGATCTCCCAAAAATAGCGGACAAAAGCCATGAGGCCGCCGCCTCGCTGGGACTGGCGCTCGCGTTCCTCTAAAATCGCGAGCTTCTTGCTTGCCAGCGCCAGCTTCTTAAGCGCTTCTGTGGACAAATTTACCTTGCTTTAAGGATCGAATTGGTAACACTACGTTTTGTCGACTCTAAGAACCACAGGGGGCCATATGAGCGCGGCAGATATCGCATCCCAAACTGGAAACCTGATAGAACTAAGTAATGATTTGGTTATGAATCCAGCGGTCATCATGCTGTTGATGCCGCAAAATAAGCCAAAACCGTATATATGCCCGCAGCGGGGCGCCCTATTTGGTGAATTACGGGTGGAGACAGCGGGTAAAAATAGACATATAATTTACACAGCAGACTATAATGGCGCGAAGAGTTTGGCGAATGCCCTATTAAATAGAATAAATGGACCGAATCATAAGCCTGGCGGTAAGTCGAAACTAATCGAAATTCCAAATTCCGGAGGAACTTTGATTTATCCGGCCCACATAGTTGCCATGCTTATAGACGAGAAGACATACATCTCCGATACGGGCACCAATCAATATTTTCCATTATTTATAGAGACTTGGGCGGGAACGACATTTTCGGTCGACTTCACCTCCCGAGGAGCCGCCGATAAGGTCCGGCATACACTGCAAGTTGCCTCGAACGGCAAAGCAAAAACCATCAAGCGTAATATCGAGCAGGGCTATACGCCGCCTGCACTGCCAGGCCGGCGTCATGAAGCGATACTGGCGCGATTGCATACCCAGCCCACAAACGATGTCCTCGCTCAGAAACTCAATGCCATCGCGTCTGGAAGATAGATATGAAAATAATCAAAACTCCAATGCAGGTAGTGGACTCTGCTACTGGCGAAGTGATCGAGGAGAAAACAGCTACCTGGATGCTTAGCTCCCCCCTTCCAGATAAATGCCAGACCTGCGCCGTCGACCACGCGCCGGATGAACCCCATAACGCCCAGTCGCTCTATTACCAATATGCGTTCTATGCAGATCATGGGCGCTGGCCAACCTGGGCAGACGCAATTGCCCATTGTTCTCCAGAGATCCAAGCGTTATGGAAGGAAGAGCTACAGAGGCGAAATGCCTGGAGCGAGCCGGAGGCTAGCCCATAAGCAAAGGCGACAGCTTATATAGAATAGCTAATACTGCGACGAGTCCAATAACAAGGCGTGCTGGGTAGGCAAATTCCGGAAGGAACTGATTGACTACCCAGATAAGCAGCAGAGCGATTACGACCACTATAATGCAGGGGATCAATATGCTTTGTATAATGTTGCCGTGCATGGGGATTATCCTTTTACCGGAATTGGATTAGCTGGCGGCGCGGCGTGGATCATGGCGGTGTAGATCTGCCCCATTATGACTTCCACGTCGCGCTCCGATACCATGCCGAATTCCCAGCCGAAACCCTGGTCAGATGCAATCTTCTTTAGCGTCTCGTAGCCGGCGGCAGCCATCGCCGGAGTGAGAGGCGGATAAGTGGGCATTTCGCATTCTCCTTCGATAAACCGTACCAACTAGACAAACGGCGACAACTCCATTATATCTCCTGGACCAACCTAATTACGGAGATATTTATGCGTAGGATCGACCCGATTGAATTATCTAGACGTTTACTGGAGGCCCGTTCGCTCGCCGGCCTAAATCAGAAACAGCTTGCAGGGGGTTTGAAGCTCAAAGGCATAAATGTCAGCGTTAGCCTTCTCTCATCGATCGAGCATCAGGATGCCGATTGTGCCCAGATAGAAAAGATCATAGAGGCTATGGCGGCTCATCTTGAGTTCGATGTTCCGTATAGTTATGACGACGCTGATGGCGATCAGGAGAAGGAGGAAACCTCTTTGGAGAAGCCGGAGCAGCCTACTAGAGATGGCCAGGAAGAATATCTACGATTCAAGATGGATGATCTCACGTCATCGCAGCTTGTCGCTTTGCGCGAAAAGATCGACCTGGAACTGACCAACCGAAGAGACAGAGAAATCTATGAGCTGCGTTTCGAGCTGACAGCAAGAGCGGCGCGTCTTGGCGTAACGGTCCAGGAACTCGTTGGCGGCGCAGTTAAGGCATCTAGCCAATCCACTTCAGCAACGCGCCGGCCACCTACGAAGATATACCGTAGCCCTGATGGCGAGGTTTGGCGTGGCCGTGGACCGACGCCACGGTGGCTGAGGCAACTGATTGCTGAAGGGAAAAACAAGGAAGATTTCCTTGTTGCGGCCTAGAAAGACGACCCTGGTCCGGCACTCACTCCGTGCCAGGGTCTCCCGGCCCTGGAAATTCGTTAAAAATGGATTGCTGGACTATAGTTTGCCAAATATAGTAAAAGTCTCCCTTACATCCGTCATGAAAGTAAAGCGGTATTTTTAGTTATCCACAGGATGCTGCTATAGCCCTCTTTCTGGGTGCCGCCTTCTTGGTAGCGGCCGGCTTCGCTACAGCTTCTGACTTCTTGGCGCGCGATTTCCGCGCTGGCTTAGGTTTTGGCTCTTCGGCGGGTTCTGGATAGTAGCATGGATAGTCCGGCGCCGGTTGTTCCTGCGGCGAACTGGGCGCGGTCTTATGTCTAGCACCAAACCGGGCGAGGCCCCTATAATTTCTCATCGCCATCCTTTCCAAGTCTCTGTTCCTTGCAATCTTCTACCAAAGGAAAGGATTGACTGCAAAGGGGAATGGTGCTCCTGGCACGGACTCGAAACCTGCGGCTTCTTACAAAAAAGCCGCTCTACCAGCTGAGCTACGGGAGCATTGGCGGAAGGGCTGGGATTCGAACCCCCGGAGCACTTTCGTAGCCCAGTGATTTAGCAAACCACCGCCTTCGACCACTCGGCCATCTCTCCAATGGAGGGCAGGATGTTTGGACTCCTGCCCTCCTTCCAGTGAATGATTACCCTTAACTCAACACGGCTGCTGAAGACCATGTCGCTCCCAGGGCCGCTTTCGCATATCATCCTGTTAATGTCGCTGGATCGGCACTTGAAGGTTGGGAGCCATGAGATTCTATTCAACTATATGAGACTCTGGCATAGCTTTTGGTGCTTCTTTCGCATTCAAATCGCTCATCAGCGCTTCGACGTTATCGAATGTCTCGCCGCCGCCAGCCTCCAGTTCAACCATGGCTCGCTGAGTCTCTGCGTTTGGCGTCTTCCCTACGTAGCAGACAATCTTACCACCACCGCCGAGGATCATCTGTCGAATGGTTTCAAGATCCTCTTTAACCTCATAGGAATCCTCCGATGCGCAATTAACAAAGCAGCCTGCTTCTGGATGCTTCGGCCTAATGCCCTCGACCAACTCCGCATTAACTAGAATCTTCGTCCCGTCTATTTCTGTCAACTCCAACATAAAACACTTCATAACACTTCCTTTGTGGTTTGGTCTGAGCGGCCGGATTTGAACCGGCGTCTCTCGTGTTCACCACGATGCTTTTCCGCTAAAGCTACGCCCAGATGCTTGCGCGATAGCGCAATGTCGGCTAATTTCACCGAACTGTCAATCAAAGACCACGTAGCTCAACTGGACAGAGCGCCAGCCTTCTAAGCCGGATGTTGTGGGTTCGAGTCCCGCCGTGGTTACCAATATGGCTTGACAACATATATCAGCATAATTAAGCCTTTAGTCCTGCTGGACGCATGGTAGCACCATGCCCGGAAATGCAAGTGAGTTGCGCAGCGGAGCGGGAGATCGTAAGATCGTTAGGACCGCCGTATGCCTGGGAAAATATGCTGGCTATATGTGGCGCGGCCAGTAAACGCCAGAAATGCATGGCGGCGCTAGGATACTGTGGCATTTCGTGGGGTTCTTCCAATTCCCCCGAGAGATTAGTGTGCAGCAAGAATGGGTCTTAGACGGCGGGACTGCATCTTGCATGCTGAAGTCCCAAAGTGGCGTAGCGAACCACCCGGCAGGTAAATTGGGGTGTAGCTCAGCAGGTAGAGCGGGACACTGTTAATGTCTAGGTCATTGGTTCGAACCCAGTCTCCCCAGCCATCGATCATAACCATGCGGGTAGCGCCCGCGAAGGAGATGACCGATGCGCACAAGAGCTTACCACCGTCACCAGACCCAACGGCATATGTGGCGAAGACTTAAAGAAGACCGTAATCAGCATTACGATATGTTAGATTGTTCTTGCTGGACGGATAAGAAAGCTATGGCCGTGTTCAAAGAGCAGCCAAAACGCTGTAGCCGGTATTGTTGCTGGAACCCACGGCGTCACCATGGCTGGCCAACCTGCTCCGTGTTGACAATTCAAGAGCGCAGAGCACAAGAACCTATTGACAGTATGGGCCGGGATGATTAGATTTACGGCATGATTAACCTCCTGCTGCGACGGCGATTTACCATCGAGTGGCCTCTTTAGGCCACTCGATACGCGTTTAAAAAACGCTTTGGTAGCTCAGCTGGTAGAGCGGTAGCCTGAAAAGCTACGCGTCGGAGGTTCGAACCCTTCCCAAGGCACCACTTTGAATCGGAGTAGCTTAGCGGCTAAAGCGGCGGTCTCCAAAACCGCGATTCGCGAGTTCGAGTCTCGCCTCCGGTGCCACTACGTGCCTGTAGCTCAGCTGGATAGAGTGCTGGTCTACGAAACCGGAGGTCGCGGGTTCGAATCCTGCCAGGCACGCCAAGCGCTCGTAGCTCAATGGATAGAGCACCGCCCTCCGAAGGCGGAGGCTGGAGGTTCGAGTCCTCCCGAGCGCGCCAAGATTCATGTTGACAACACGATAGCGGCTCACTACATATCCCGTCATGACAAACGCACCCTTCCTCTTACGGCTGTGCCTCTATTACCGCTGATCGCGGTATCGTCTTCCTTTTCCCAAAAATCTGCCCGTGTGGTGAAGCCTGGTAAACACAACCGCCTCAAAAACGGTTCAATGCAGGTTCGAATCCTGCC